TGCCAATTAACATTGGACTCAGTGATTATTAACTCATCTTTTTGTCTACGATACCAGTCTTTTTGTATCTTTTGTCTCTCCTCTGGAGTCATTGGAATAGCTCCTCCCATGTCATTACTTTGAGCAGATAAGATACCAATGGCTCCCAGGTTCTCAAGTAATACATTACGCTTGTTATAACTGGCCATGATGTTTGACAGTGGTAATCTGAGTGAGTCAATGCGAGATATAGGTCGAACTATGTTCATACCATCTGCAGTTGTGAGGTAGATTGAATCCTCTAATTGAATTGTCTCTTTGGAACCATCATCATAAGTGAATACAAAGGAATCAATTAGGTCATTAATCTCCATTTGCTTTAATTTCTTACCACTTAGATTGATTTTTATCTTATTGTTTGGTAGTGTTATAATCAAATTACGCTGTCCAAAGGACCTCACAGGGCAGTAAGCAACAACATTAGAGTATAAAGCATCCTGTACACTCATTGAATAGACTACATCTGACCATGATTGAACTCCATTAGGCTTAGTGATTAGGTCATTTATCCAGTGATCAGTGACTAAGTTACCATCTTTATCAAATAATGTTGGCACATTAGAGCTCATCATAGTGGCTCTCTTGTTAATAACTGACCTAAGTTCTGGAATATCAATGAATAATCTCCATGCATCCCCAGTATCAAGCCAAACAGCCTCTTTTTTACCCCATATCTGCACTGCAGGCGGGAATATTTGACGCGTCAAGTTACGATAACGGTCTGTATTAGCGTAATTATCAACGAATGCACTAAGAAAATTAAATGCCATTCAATATTGTTTTGGCAAATGTAATCATTATTTTAATACAAAAAAGGGGGTTTGAATTATGCCAGCTGTCTGAACATGGATTGAGCAAATATGGATAAACCTGCCAGGCAATCCGGTGCATCATCATTCTTATTCTTGCCTTCCTTACTGAAATGCAGTACATTCTGGATAAACAACTCACATTCAGCTATGCCATTGTTAACGAATGTAATCCTTTGCTGTATCCATACTGACTGCATGATGATACGTGTTATCTTATTCACTGAGTTATGGACCGGCAATATTCTTGTGTTGGTCATCTTTTGCAATCCCCTTGCAAACATAGCTCCCATACTGTTGGACTCCACCCTGCAATAGGTTACGTTCCACTTGGCACACTTCTCTGCTATCAATGGCATGGTGATGTCAGTGTTTGACTTGTTGAATACATAATCAACCAGATAGAACTCATTGCCTGCCACTGCCAGTATTGCGAATGCAGTGAAGTCAGCCCCAGCATCTGCCACATCACAGTAAGCAATGCACCCTTGGACTCTATCCTTGATGCTGTTGAACTCAGTTAGTGGAATAGTCTTGAGGTCATTGAACAACCTTCCTTGAATATCAACAGGTGACTGCATGTACTCTGCCTCCCAAATGGAGGGCTCAGTTCGTTTTTTCTTATCCAGGTACTCCTCTGTGGTCATCACTGACTCACAAAATGACTTACCATCTATCAATGCAGGGATAACAATTGACTTATCATACATCCCCTCATTCATTTGCCTACCTATCACATCATTCAATGACCAACGTGTGCCAATGTCAATCCTTTTGCATCCACTCTCAAAGCGGCTGTCATGTGTTGCCTCCTTCCATTGGATGATGCGTTCATTCTGAGTATCTGACAATGCCTGTTCTAATCCTGTGTAAAGGTCATCAGTGACCGCAATGTTATCTGCACCAAACCCTATGATAGTACCTCCCACCCCTGCACCAAAGTAACTCACTTGCTTAGCTGAATTAGTGTTCCATCCTTGAAGGTTTGCCTTATCCTCACTCAGTTGAACGTTAGGGAATACCTGTTTGAACTTATCACTCTTCACTATGTTCCTGACATCATAAGAGAACTTGAGGTAAAGTGTTGCCGTGCATGCGTTTCTCATCACTGACCTTGCCGGGTTTCTGCCAATGGTCCATGCACAAAACAATGAACTGACATAGGACTTCCCTGCCCTTGGTGGCATGGATACACTTAAAGACTTAATCTTATTATCCTCTATCTCTTGGAATGCCTCTGCGACACTGTGTAGAAATAACCTACTTTCAAAGAATGGTTGGTCATAGTAGAGACAAAACTCCCAAAACTCCCTACGACAAAGTTCGAGGCGTAGTATCTGTAGTATGGCGTTTTGCTTATCATTCACCTTTGAGGAGTTGTCTGATATCATCGGAGCTTAATCCAGTGAGATCCACATTGGTTTGGGTTTGTTCTATCTGTTGTGTTGGAGCTCCATAGGCACTATCTAAGACAGCCTTATAAGCATTGGTATCCTTTTGTTCAATAGCCTTATCAATCTGAGCTTGATGCATCTTTAACTCTTGGTCATTAACATCAAGTAACTCTCTCAAAATAGTACTTCTGTTGCGTGCTCCTTTGGGCTTTCCTCCAGGGTTGCCACTTTGACCTGGTTGCCATGCTGGTTTTAGGTTGTCTTCCCTTCTTGCCATAATCGGTGAAATTTCGGTGTATTTGCTCTGTAAAGATAATAAACAAATCAAAACATGTTTGCCATGAGGTAATAAAGCCCTATCAATGCCAATGCAACTATCACTCTCATAAGACTTTCAGTTGCTTTTTTAGGATCATATATCCACTTTTGAATAGTATCACAGCTCTTCCATGGCATGAAGTAAAGAACAAACTTATCTGCAAAGTAAAGTATTGCAAAGATTGGTAGTATCATAAGCCCTAATACTACCTTGATTTTATGCCTCATTGTGTATATTTTTTACTTGATTGTATAATCTAAACTCTTGTTTCATTCCATTATCCCAAACTACATTGATAACAGTGTCAGTGTGGTCCACAATGGTGCCCAGTGGCTCATCATTGATGTAGGCTGTTTTGGTCTCAAAGTTGAATGAGTAAACATTCTTAGTCTCTTTTGAGTTCATAGTAATTGTTTATTTCGTTCTTTAGTACTCTTATTCTTTTAGCATAGTTCAATGCATCAATAGGATTACAAATATAATCAAATCCAATATCTGTTATCACATCCACCAATTTGAGGGCTGTATCCTGGTCCTTGGCTATCTTAATTATCTCAGATGTATGAATCATTTATTATCTTATTTCTGACTAAAAAGTTATGTTTCATTGAGTTACTCATTGACCTTTTGAACATTCTATATTCGTACACTTTCCCATCCTTTGTCTCATGTGTTACCTTGAATAGGTTGATGTTGTCACAGAACCATCGTATCTCATATCTATTGAGCTCCTGACATCTCAGATACCTATCTTTGAAGAGTATAGAATACAGCCGCCCAAATGTCTCATTACTTACAGTAACAGCAAAAGGTTTCTGTTTTCTATGCAGGTCAATGATTAACACTTGGCTAAGGTAAGGAAAGTTATCAACATGACAAAGGGGAGTTGTGTGCTCCCCCTCATCTGTTACCATGTGACAACGCTCTCAGGTGCGAGTGACATGGGGTTTACCAGAGCAGTAGTCAGGAGAGGACTCGAACCCCTATTTATACCACCACACAACTCTGTTTATGGTTGTCGTGTACATCGACTTGCTGTGTGTGCATTACCATTCTGCCACCTGACTATAAAACCCCTTGCTGTGTGTTCATTACTTCCTAGGTTTCTGATTTGAACAAGGGGGTTGTTTTGCCGAACCTCAGTTATTAATCTTATCAAGTATGGATTGAGGGGTGTAATACTGCCCTTCAATGTCAATCATTATCTGTACTAAGTAATTCATTTCTTTATCAAATATTTAAACGCACTATCATAGAATGGAGTCCTCACCTCTTTATTATTCATGAACCTGTATAATACAGCAGGATTAACTCCCATATCCTCTGCCATGTGAATAATCTTATACCTGTTTGACAGTTGGTCTTTGAGTTCCTTTCTGAGCCACTCAGTGAATGACTCATCAAGGTTTAAGTAGACTGTCTTAGAACGGTAAGTCATCTGGCTCATCTGCTGGTTGTACACTTGTAGATGCTGGATCAACAAACTCCTTATCATGTGTAACTTTCCACACGTCCAAAGTGTTGTAATAACGTCCATTAAACTCACGTCCTCTTAGGTTGAATGATACCTCAACAACTTGGCTTACCTTCAATGGAGCAACAGCATCCATCTTATCATTGACTGCCTGGAATAAGATATCCTGTGGATACCTTGTATCAAGTGTTGAGATTACAAACTCTCTTACTGAGAATCTATCTGAGATGACTTTCACCTCATTAATGAGCTTAACTGCTCCTTTGATTGTTAAATCTGACATTGTTTATATTTTATTTTAAATTGTTAATAACTTTATTTATCGAATACTATCTCATCCGGATAACACACATCAATGATTTTATCTGCTACCATGTTTGCATATTGAACTGCTAACTCATAATCTGGTTTAAAATGATCATCTGGATGTATATATTCCATGATATATTCCATTTTCTCCTTATCAAATAAGAAGGCACTCACTAATTGAGTGATGATTTGAGCTCTTGTCTCCATTGTATTATATTTTAGTTTGTTCTATAAATGTTCTATCTGTCACTGCCTTGGCATATAGGTGAGCCATTGCAGCCACTGTTGCATGATTTTCCAAGTACTCCTCTTCCAATCTTTGAGCTCCATTTGATAGCAGGCCGTTTAATGCCATCAATACAGCCTGCTGGTAAAATTCTTTTTTGTCCATGATTATTTGTTATTTAGTTCATTAATATACTTACTATAGTACTCATTACAGTAAATGAGTTTCTCCCTTATCAAGTCCTCAATCTCCTCATCACGTTCATATCTGAGCACAGTTACTCTATGATGCATTGGAATGTGATCAACACGATGTATGGATAGGTTATCCCACTCAGTGAGTAACTCATCTGGAGTTGTGAACATAGTGTAAGCTAACTCAAATGCAGGCCTATCATATATCCACATGTACGCTCTACCCTGCCACTCATAATCAGAGTTATCTCCCTCTGACTGTGTTGCCGGGAAGGTATCCAATGACCAGGATGATTTGATGTCAATGATGAGGTCATCTGTTATGATGTCACAACAGCCGCTCATGTAATCATTTTCAACTCTGATTGTGTTCTTAGTGTAGTTTGTGAATCTCACATTATTGAGCAGGTTAATTCCTTCCTGCTCCCACTCAGTGCCTTTAATCATTGGCTTAGTCTTTATCTCTGTAGTGTATCCAAAGAAGTCCTGCTTTGCAATCTTACGAATCTCAGACTTTGCAGTCTCAGACAATGGATCAGACTTACTCCTTGAGTTAGTCATGAGCTTACCTAATTGTGATGGTCTCCATTTCATAGTTGTGCCTCCTGTTCTTTAGTTAGGTTGAACTGAGCTCTCAACTTCTCAACAGTGTACTCACCGGCTGCAATCTTAGTCAATGCACCTGCAAATCTATCTGCAGATAATGTCTCTTTGATTGGCTGCTTAACTGCCTGCTCTGCCATGTGTGCATCATCATCTACTGACTGTAAGCTCATACTACTTTGCAGGGTGTATCTACGAAAATAAGTTATGGCAGATCCCATCTGCTGGGGTGTTAAGTTAGTTGGTAACTCCATGCATGACTCTATCATGGTGCCTGAGTCAATGTCAATGATTTGAGTGCAGACATTATTGCCCTGGATAGGTTGTAATAATAGCAGACCATTCTCTAATAAGATTGGCTCAACAGCATCTATCAACGCATTGATGTCAGCATAGGCCTTCTTAAAGTGTGGATTTGTTGCATTCTTAGTTACCTTCCCAATGGCTAACTTTGCCCTGTGTAACTTTTGATGTAAGGTTAGGACTCCCCCTAACTCATTCAGCTCCTTGATTTTCTCAGTGGCTGTTTTGATTTCTTTTGTCATAAAGTGGTTATTATTATTTTCTACAAAGATAAGTGATTTTTGCATATATACAAATTAAAGTTATTAACATACGATTGTTAATTCCTCTCCAGTGAGTGCAAAGTATAAGTTTTGGAGCTCATGTACATATTGAATTTCTTTATACCAATCACCATACTCATTAAAATAGAAATGACAATATAAACCATCTTTTGCATCAATATCATATCCACCTATTTGAAATAAATCCTCAAATTCACTGTATTGAATGCCAAAT